GCAACCGAAATACTTTTCTTTTTCTTGTCCGTATCAACTTTAATTCTTCCCATATATTAATAAATATCTGTATATATTAAAAAAATGTTATTTTAAACAATTTTTTTATTCTTCAAAATCTAAGTCTTTTGACTCTTCTAATGTAAAGTCGTTACCACCCATTTTAACCGCCCAATACTCCGCAAATTCTTTTTTATATTTATCCATTGCTTCTTTTGTGTCTGAGATATAACCATTATGAACAGCAATAATCTTCCCATCCTTAAAACCGAGTCCATTTACGTGATTCTTGATGATTGAAATTCTGGTTCTAATTGCAAATGATATTTTTCTACCGTTTTTTGTAGCATCAATATGATTGATTCCGGCCTTTTTTTGTTTACCGAATAAAAAAACTAAACTTGATGCCAACCATATTGCCTCACCCCCCTTACTTCGTATTTCAGGTTGACTCATAGGTGACGACATATCAACATCAACCCAAGGTTGATTCACTATAATTAATGTATTATAGTATGGATAATCATCTTTTTTTGATTTAGTTATCCTTGAATGAATCCCCATACCTATCGTGTCGGCCAAGACGGAAGCATTAGCCATTTTACCACCACGACCTTCGTATGTCATTTTACATGGGATACTTCCAACACTATCCCAACAAAATAAAAGATTGTATGGTATGTCACCCTTTTCTTGTGCATCCAAAATATCGTTAATAAAATCTGTAGTTTGTTCAATATAGTCAAAAGAATCATTAAATATAAAATGACCCTCCCATTCACCATCTTCATTTTTTTCTGCCTGTAATCCTAATTCAACGGCATGAGACCAACTCCATTTTTTTTCCGTAATAATTAAAACCGGAAGATGTCCTCTTCTTTGGGCGTCCGCGGCGGCTAAAATCATTGCGGTTGTTTTTGCTGAATTCGAATGCCCTAGAAGCATCGATATCCCCCCCATTACAGGACCTGGTAATCCGCACGCTTCCATAAATGCCTCACCGCAATTATAAAACGCCTCTGGTTTATATTTTGTTTTACTTGAGAACTTTGACTTAATATCCTCAAATTTAAATTCTTTTTTCTTAATTGCCATAATGTTTTTTATTTAAATATAATAAAATATGGGTACATTGTCAAGCAATATACCCATATGATTTTTTAAAAATTTAATTAGAATGGTAACTCTTCATCAACTTCTTCGTTGACTTGTGGGTCAACATATGTTGGTTCTGTTGTTGCTTTAGAACCACCCATTGTGATTTCACCTTCTGATGTATCTGAATATACATATTTACCAGCGTCTGAATCCCATCTTGGTGTTTCACCTCTGGCGATTGATTCCAAATATTCTGTTGGTTTTTTAGAGTAAACGTCTTCCCAAGTTAATTCATCATTAACCCATTCGGACATTGTATCAGCGTCATCGTGTACTGGTGATGGATCGTCATACATTACTGTTTGTATTACGGTATAAAAAGCCCCTTTTGGTGTTTTTGCTTTTGTTAATTCAAGGATAAGGTCTCTACCTTTTTCCGCGTCAGCAACATCACCTTTGGCCTTATAGATTGGAATAATTTTATCAAAAATTCCTTCTTGTTTGTAATTGTGTTTAAATCTCCAGAATTTAACACCGTCTTGTTCGTTGTCGCGGTCAATAACTTTAACAATATAAAACTTACGAGGTTTGTATTGTTTTGCCAATTCTTTATCGGCTTCTTTACCAGTTGACATTAACTCTTCGTAAACCTCACTTAATGGAGATCTCTCGTTGTCGTTTTTTGCTGGGTCGTAAAATTTTTGCCATTTACCATCAACTTGGATTTCGTGAAACCACACTTCTTTAAATGGTGAGGACCCGTCAGGTGTTGGTAGGATACGGATTCTTTTTTGTGCTTGCTTTTCGTTATCTTTAAGTATTGCAGCAAAATACTTTTTCATTCTGTCTTCTTGTGAGATTTTTGAGGTAGAAGAAGAACCACCTTGTTTTGCGTTTTCGTACTGTGCCAAAACCGCATCTAAAACATTGTTTGTCGCCATATGTGTATATAATTTAAAAGTTTACAATAGAAAATATAATATAAATAATTGTTGTAGTCAATATGTTTAAAAAAAAATAAGGTCGTTTTTTTTTCCGACCTTATTTGTTACATCATTTCAGTGTCTTCCTCATTGTCTTCGTAATCGGTGAATGAGTCTTTAATTTGGTTTCCAGAATATTGTTCAACATCATCTGTTGTTAATACATATTCTTTTCCAGTTTTTTCAAAATCTTCTTGTTTGTCTGTGAAAAAATCTGATAATTTTTGGTTAAATGGTCCCGAATCCAAACTTCTTAGTTCAAGTTTTTCTTGTGATGTTTTAGGTCTCATTTTCTCAATGTTTGTTTCTAAGTTATCTATCTTTGAAACTAATTGGTCCATTGCCGATAATTTTTCTTCAAGACCTTTTATTTGTGCAAATAAATTGTCAAAATATTCGTCTTGTTTCTCACCAATACTTTTTTGTGAATCAACAAGATCAGTTATTTCTAATTCTTCATTTTCGTCATCACCAATAACTTCAACGTCTTTGTCTGCTTCAACATCAATTGGTGTTGGTGGGGCTGGTGCTGCGTTTGGGTCTGCTGGTGGTGCTGCATTCGGATCGGCTGGTGGCATCGCGTTAGGATCTGCCGGTGGCATCATATTCGGGTCAGCGGGCGGCATTGCGTTAGGATCCGCTGGTGGTATCATATTCGGATCTTCTTGTTCTAAAATATAATTATTTATATTATTAAACCTTGCAATTTCTTCTAATATTTTTTTATCAATAGACATATTAATCGTTTAAAAGTTGTTTTATTCCAGTTTTAGTTTCAACCTGGATTTTTTTATTTGTTTTCATTGTGTTGTCAACTCTTTCAATTAACCCATCTTTTTCTTTAACAACATAACATTCACCGTTTGTTAAATCACAAACTTGTTTTGTTCCATTACCAAGATCTTTCTCTGACGTTTTAGCGTTTTTACCTAAAAAATTGTCTAATATTAAATTTGTATTCATAGTTATTTGTTTTTATTATAAATATATCAATAATTTATTTTATTGGATTTTGTGATACAAAAAGATTATCACCAACAAAAACTCTATCAACCATTTTTTTCTTATCTTCTTCTGTTAATTTATCATAAACACTAGAATCTCTGTTGACCGGCCAAGAGGTGATGTATAATTTAACAATGTTTTCTGGGGTTTTATTAGATGTGTATGCCGATAAAAGATTGTTAGCCCTAGCAACCGCAAACTCCATAAATTTATCCAAACTCGTAAATCTAACCATTGGTGTATTTTTAATATTACCTCTGTTAACACAAAAATATTTTTTGTCAACGTAATTAACAAACGCCGGACCATAAGTTTCATCCAATGATATTGATGACAAGTTGTTTTCATAACCTTTAAAAGAATTACCACTACCCGAATCTAAATAAATTAAATTAAATAATAATTGTCTAATATCAAAATCACTTTGTGTGTTTGCCTCATATCCAAAAGATCTAACTTTAGTTGTTATTAATTGGTTTAAAACTTGTGCACTTATTGTTTTTAACTCTGGTGCGTCAATCGTTGTATAATTTTGGTAAATAGGTTTTAAATTATTTCCACAGTCTTGGTTTGTTGTTAAAACATCTTTTTCTAAAGCGGTTGAGACAACGTTATTTATTTGTGTTATAACATTTGTTGTTGATTTTCTATCTTCGGCTTCTTTTTTCTGTAATTGTTCTTTTAATTTACTAATTAAATTCACATTAATCGCTTGAATAAAATTATCCACCTTTGGTAAATCGTAAAATGGTTGTCTAGTTCCTGTAACACTGGTTTTAAAATCACCCTCACTGATACTGTGTGTGATTTTTTGTATCATATATGGCCCACTAAACATTGGTACATTTCTTAGATTAAAATACATCATAGGTTGCATTAGTGCATTACCTAACATATCTATCGTACATTCATAACTTCTGTTTTTATAGATATTATATAGTGATGGGTTTTGAACCCCGGTACTTCTATTTCTTGTGGTGTTTGCCATTTGATTAATCATTTGTAATGATTCCGCGGTTGGTTTACCAACACTTTGTTGTAAATTAAATTGTGTGAATATTTGTTGGTTTTGATTACTAAAATCAACATTAAATCCACAAACCTTATTTGATTTATCCCAGTCTGTTTTGTTTAATTGATTCTCCAACAATGGATTATCACTTGCTCTTCGTAAATCAAAAGCATCATCTCTAAATTTACAATCAACATTATCATTCATCGCTAAATGATTACTAGGTACATTCCTATAATAACACAAATATTTTGGTGATGTGTTTCTATAATCAACATTTAAAAATGTACCCCAAATTGAGTTGGCGAACTCTGTTGATCCTTCTGGACTTGGTGTTGCGTTTTTAACCGCATCTTGAGCGTTATAAAAATTACTATATGATGGTAATGGAAACATACTGAAATTACTCTCATTAATAATTGTTTTAATTATATTTTCCATACTACTTTTTGGTTGACCACCTTCAATCATATCTTTAATTTTAAAAATATCAACCAACACTTTTTGACCAACATCTCTACACGCCCTGTCAAACAATAAAACATCCTCAAATAATGTTTTTGTTTTAAAATCACTACCTGAAATCCAAGTGTCATTCAACGATTTAAATGAATCCCAAAGTTCATCTCTACCCTGATCACCAGTTAGTGGTGCTTTTGTATTTAATTCTTCTCTGTTTATTGTAACATCTGGTAATCCGTTTCTAATACCAGTCATTAAATCATCAATTACGTTTTTTAAATATAATTCACAATTGTCCAAATATAGATTCATCGCACTATAAAATTTTGATACGTCAATAGTTGGGTCTTGTAGTTTTTGTGTTGCGTACAGTTTTATGATTGGCGCAAAGTCTTTTACGTTTTTTTGTGTAAACTCAACATTTAAATCAACAAAGAAATCTGTGATATAAGATCCGTTGTCGGTATATTTTAATTGTGGTATTTCAGAAAAACCAACATAATACTCTAAGTCTTTCCACGTTTGGGGGTTAATTTGTTTTGATTGTGCTAATGATATTGTTCCGTTTGTTGTTGGTAAGACATCACCAATCCCTTGGTTATAACCATTAAATGTTATTGGGTCTTGAATAAATTTAGTTGAAAATGTGTAGAATAACCTTTTATCAAACATTGTTGGGTTACCTAATTTTAGAACACAATCATATGTCATTAATTTATTAAAATATGAACCAAACGTTGCGTTTTGTTTTGTAATAACCTCATCTATCAGACCTTCAGTTCCAAGTGATGTTGGTTTTTCAATTTTTAAAATTAAACGCATTAGATATTGGAAATTTTTAATTGCGATGTCGGTTTCAGTTTCCACGTCTTCTTGACCAGGAATTAATGTTTTATAATCGTAAATAGACCTACTAAAATTTAAAAATTCCTCTTCCAAATAATCCAAAACTTCAGTTTCAAATGTTGTGAATATTTCTGAGATTTTTGAGTATTTTGTTACGTCCCCATTAATAGAGAAGTTTTCTTGTATTGTTTTATCGTTAAAAATTTGTTTTAAATATGACTCTGGTGTTGGTATTGTTAATTTGTTATTATCAAAATACCCGTAGTTTGGTGCACCCCAAAATAACCTCGTTGATCCATTAAACATTGCGGTATTACCGCTAAGTTCTATCTTTAGTTTATTGTTTTTGAAACACTCATTGTCTATCTGGTTTTTTGTTGTACCGAATGAAGGTATAACATAATATTCTTCTTTATTTTTTACTTTTGATAATACAGACCAAGGTGTTAAATTTAATAATCTTGATGGATTATTTGGATCAAAACCTAGTGGTTTTAATATCTTTGCGTTAGTGTTTGTTGTTAATACAATTTGTTTGTCGTTAATTAGTGTTTGAATATCTGATTGACTATATCCAATTGATGATACATTAGTTACAAAAAAATCAGTTGGGTTTGAGACAAAGAATACCTCACCACTTAAATTTTGTTCGTTGTTAATCGTATATACCAAATTTGGGTTTGATGTTTCTACTATTTGACCAGTAATTTTTGTTCCAGGTATTATGTTTGGTCCGGCAATAATATCACCAATATTTAATGTACCACCAGTTATAGTGGTAATTTCCATTGTTGTGTCTAAAATACTACAAGTACCATTAATTGTTGTTGTTATGTTTTGTGGTGGTGATACGGTATAAATACCAACACCACCAGTTGTACCACTTAATTGTCCTGTTATTGTCGTACCAATGTCAACGTTTGGTCCTGAAATTATTTGACCAACTGTTAAATTATTATCACTTAATGTTGATACAACCATTGTATTATCAAACACTGAACACGTTCCGTTTATTTGTGTTGCACCACTAAACAATTTTAAACCTTGTAAAAACACATTCATATCGTCAATTAACTTGGGGTAAAACCCAGTATTAATGTATGTCGTATATGTTCCAGTACCTAAATTATTTGTTAATGTTATATCTCTATTTGTGTTATCAATATTAAGTGAATATGTTTTTGTTGATGCGGAATTTACTGGATCAAAATTACCTAAATAGTTAAAGTCTTTCCAAACGTTACTCAAGATATCTTTACCTTCTCTATTCCAAACTTTATATCTGTGCCAAATAGATCCATACTTTAATATCCAAACATATGGTAACTTGTGTACACCACCGAATTTTTTCAATGTTGATACAATATAATCAAGATCGTTTACAGAATCTTTTGTTTTAAACTTTTCCTTTAATGTTGCAACTGGTAAACTGTTTATAAATAAAAACGCAGCCGCTTTATATGGACTGGTTTCTTTCGCATTAAACCTAAAATTAAATACACCATCTTGTATTGCATTTATAAAATATGGTGTGTTTAACATTGATGTTGTTTGGTTTTGAGTTAAATAACCATTATACCCACTGTAATAAATGTTTCCTTCGGTAATAAATTGTTCTTCAATTTTTCTATCTTCATAAAATTCTTTTAAATTCGTGTTGAGTGTCTGATTAAAAATTTCGGAAGTGTAGTTAAAATTTGTTATCGGTCGTTTAGTATCTTCGTTATCCGTGTCACTAAAATTTGTTATGTTTTTATGTGTTGTACTATATACCAACGTTTTATTAGTATTAAAAATATCATTAACACCATTTGTTGATTTACCATTTGCCAAATAGTTTTTACACCAATCTAAATTCGTAATTGGGTACATATCAGTAAAATCATATTGATTACTATACGTTTTCACATTTATATAATCCTCAATTTTCGCTTGTTGTGTTGCCGATACATTTGGTTGTGATGCCGGATTTGTTAATATATTTTTATTAAACAATTGGTATGGTACGTCTGTATTATTTTTAATGTACGGTGTAACAAACTCGCCTCTAATAAATTTTTGCCAACTTTCACCCTCACCTTGATTTGATATATGTCGTAGAAAAGTTAAAAAATTATCACCTTCAATTAAATATTGTTTTAGTTTTTTAATTAAAAATGGTGTATCAACACCCAAACTTTTTAATGCGTTAATTTTTTCGTTTTCAGATTCAACTAAATAAACACTAGATTGGTATCCATCAATACGACTTAGTTTTGAAAAAAAGGTGTTAACCATAATTCTCTCGTAAATTTCATAATAAAATTTAACTTCTTCTTTATTTTGGAAAACCTCGTTTGATATTGGGAAGTCCAACGCATTTAAACTTAATCTATTTGGTTGTTGTTCACTATTATTTGTTTCACCTAAATCTGGTTCAACCAATTCCCTTTCAATAAAACCTTTGATAAATTCTTCAACAAACTCAACTTCTGGCCATAATTCTGGAACATACGCTTTTGTTATTGCTGAGATTTTAGGATCACCAGGGTATTTACATTCAAATTTCTCACCCTCACCTGTTTGATTTTCAATAATTATTTGTGGCCAAGGATATATAGGTTCACCTTGTTCTTGTGAGTTCTTAACATCAACACTTTGTGCTGTTGATGAGGTAAAAACTGATGCTTTACGATATGGATTATCTCTAACGTCCCAAGCCGAGTGGTGAACATCATCCATTAACCTTAAAAACGCTTCACCTTGTGCAAAGAAAACCGCTAATATATTTCGTATTGTTGGTTTAAACCCAATACCACTATCTTTTCTTGCTAATTGATCCGATAAATTTTCACTAATTTGTTTTTCAATCTCGGTTCTTAAAGATTTTAAATCCTTTGCCGCTTGATTACAAATATCATTAAAATTTGATTTACCATCAAAAATATAATAATTTTTATTTGCGTTAATATCACGAGTTTTTGTTGCGATGTATTCAACTAATGCCAAATCAGATATCGTTGTCTTTTTAAAAGTTTCTTGGGCTGATTTATTAAAATCAACATCGTTGGTTGTTATTGTTTTAATAACATTATCCACACTAATATTAAGTGGTACTTGTGCTCTAGTTTCTTTACCACCAACGATATATTTTCCGTTTGTCCCACAAACACTATTATTATCTAACTTTTGTTTAAATTCTAATATAATCCCACCTAGTTCTGTGAGTGCCGTTATTTTTTTTTGTGGTGTGTTAAATTCTTTTTTAAAACCATAAACTTTAGTTCCGTCCAGTAAAACTAATGGTTCTTTTTCGTCCAAATAAGTTGCAAACCACGATTTCCCGTTAAAGAAAACTCTATTTTGTAGTTCAGTCAATATTGTTGCATAATTGTCTAACTCAGTTAATGGACCTAAGTTTTCTTTTGTAAATTTTTCTAATATATCTTTGATGAAGTTGTCTAGTTTACTTTTCAATTGAAATAAACTGTATTCTGGGAAATCGTCGTCAATTAAACCTTTTGATTTATATTCTGAATATAATTCTTTCATTTTCTGATACCCCCTAGATACAACAATTGGTTTTACGTTTTCACCCCCAGTTTGTTGATTACCTTGTGATACTTGATTTGTACTTACAAACGAATTATACATATGTGGAACCGCTAACATATGTCCCCAATTTACATAAGACATAATACCGTATTTATATCCAAATAATTTTAAAGTTACTTTAAAATTACCTGTTGTACCATCAAACACAGAATTAAATGTTTGTAACATTAATGGCATTCTAACCGCCTTACCGTAATAACCCTTTAATGTTAAATAAAAAATTGGGTAGGGTAATTGGTAGAACGCAGCGTATGGTGAACTATTTCCACCCTCAAATAAAGCACGACCTTTAACGTCTTCTAATGTTATCGTAACTTGGGGGTAAAAACTACTATCAATTGACATATCAATTGTTTTAATCCCAAGTAACCCATTATCAACCGCACCTGGTGTTCCGTTTGAGTATGTTGATTGTGTTATATAATAATCGTCCGATTTTTGAGGGTTTTTCACCGCGTTTAATTTTGGTTGGTTAACACCAACACCTTTAATAGTTCCCTTTCCTGTTATTTCATCAGACCAGTTATTATCCAAAAATGTTTTAAATCCTGGGTTTAGGAAATTTATTTTACCAACCGATATTGTTCGTACATTATCATTTAATGCCGCACCAATCGCCAGTTTGGTTCTTGGTACAACACTACATTCAAGGTTGGCATACATTACCAAATTTTCTTGTTTGACTAACCTATCTTTTACTTTACCGTCATTATCAATAACTTTGTTTGGGTCAATAAGCGATACGTTGTCATAATCAAATTCTACTAATATATTTTCTCCGTTATCTACCATAATAGAAGAAGTGGTTGTTTAATTCGTTATTGTAATCTTGTAATGATGTTAGTAAAGGAAATGGAATTGTCAAGATAGCACCGTCTGGTATACTCCATTCAGATCCAGAATATTGGGGGTTTGCTTGTTGGATTAACCACCCAAAGAATGGTGTTCCATAAAATTGAAACGATATCTTGTCTAGTCTAGATAGTCCGGTACGGTATATAAATGTTTTATCCGTTGCTTTTGAGGGTAGGTTAATGTACGGAACAACTTGTTGTACACCATTTGATAAAAATTGATTATATCGGTTAAAATATTGTAAATTCATAATTAATTAAATTTTATTTTACCATCAAACGTATTTGTTTTTGTGTTAATGTTATTTGTTGAGTAAATGTTGTTAATTCTTGTTTTTTGATCTTGAGTACCCTCAGTTGTAAATGTGTAATCAACAACATATTTTGTGTTGTCATCAATTGGTGATTGAACTAATGTTGTGTATTGTTGTGATTTTTTTATTTCGTCGGAAAATCTTTTATTACAATAATCGGTATAGAAATTTAAATCAACCCAATAATTAATCGCTTGATTAATTGCGGTCTCAACTTTTGGTTTATCACTGTATATTGTACTATCTAACAAATATATTCTTAATTCATTTCTTAATGTTTCACTATAAAAAACTTGTGCCATAACTTGATAAAATCTATTATCAGCTGGATTACCTGTTGAACTCCAAGCAAAATCAATTTTGTTTAATTTTTCA